TTTTCTCCAAATAAATTTTGTCCGTATTTTGCAATAAGAGCAGCTGTTCTATCTATGTCATAATTAAGAGTTTCTTTTTCCCAATTATTTTCCATCTCTATTCCTTCACACCTTCCTCTAAGATATTCAAACTCACAATCAATTCTAATCCTGGAAAAAATTTAGAAATTGAATATGTTTTCGAATTACTCCAAGACCATTTATCTAAATCAATCTGTATATTAGATAAAATTACTTTTTCAACTTTTACTTCTCTACCTAAAGAAGTTTTGATAAAATCTCCAACATCTGGCTTACAAACTAAAGTATTAGGTAATTTTTCTGAAACAAATAAATCTTTAATTTTACTTTCTTTTGATACAATGTAATTGACTGGAATAACTTCCATTTCTCTCTTCCCCATCAATTTTGAATCTCCATCCACTGTTATTGAATTATCAATTGCCATATTTTATAACCCTGCCTTTCAAAACTTTTAAATGTTATTATTTAATCCATCCTAAATTCATTGCAAATTTAATATAAGAGTTCTTCTCCAAATTGTTTTCCATTTCTATTCCCCGCACATATCCTTTCCGTATTTTGCAATAAGAGCAGCATCAGTTCGTCCATCCTTTACCCCGCCTCTTGGTCCAGTAAATTCTGCTGTTGGAAACAATTTACTTGCAATCATATAACTTTGAGCTTTACTATCCCCTTTAAATTTGGTAATCTCAAAATGTTTTTGCCATGTTCTGGGAATAACTAATTGATATGGGATATTAAGAGCAGAAAGAAGTCCTTCAAATAATCCCTGAGAATATCCTAAACTAAAAGAAGCCTGTACACGTATGCCAGGAGGCATAGATTGCATTTTTTCAAGTACTACTGTTGTTTGGGTAAGTGGAAAGGACGCCAAAAGGTTTTTTATTGCCACTACATTATATTCTGTTTTATTTTTCTTTCCTTTCTTAAAGGTCAAGGTAGGTGTGTCAGTAACTCTAACTACTTTTCCGTCCTGGTCAATAATAGCTATTGCTCCCTTAAGTCCTGGGTCCACCCCAATATAATATCTATTCATGTTTTCTCCGTTTTAATAATCTTTCTAATAACTGTACCTGAAAATAAAAAGTCTTTAATTTTCATATTTCCTCCACTACTATTCTATAATGTAAATTATATTTTTCCAGAATAGTAGAAATATCTTTACATATTTTTGTTTTTACTGTTTCTGTAATAATCATACCTACATATTTTTGAAGAACATTTTGGAGTTCCTGTTCCATATCACCACACCCTCGGTTTTCTTGGTTCTGTTTGATGAAGATCCTTCCAAATTTCCCACACTTTGTCTTCCAATTTCTTCTCCAAATTGTTTTCATCAATATGTTTCATCCATTCTTTTAGTGTTTTTTCTTCATTCCATATTTTAATTTTAGTAGTTACTTTTTTAGCTACTGCTTCTGTATTTTGAACAGAACTAATAAAAAATAAATTAGACCAAACATAATCTAACCCATAATCAAATAATATTCTAAATCTACCTTCTTTAAATGGGGGAGCTACTTTATTTTTTACTACTTTAAATTTAACCCAGATACCTATAGCAACCTTTATTTTTTTAGTTTCTTTAACAATTCTAGAATCATGTTTCACATGTATTTGTACTGAAGAGTAAAACTCTAATGCCCTCCCGCCTGAAGTTACCTCTTTGTTAGCAGAAAATGGACCAGCATTAATATTATCTCTTGTTTGATCAATACAAATTAATGTAGTATTACTTTCAGATAATGCAAATAGATATTTTCTAAATCCTTTAGACATTTGTTTTGCACGAGATGTTCCATATGTACCGTCCTTCATTGCCTCAGCTAATTCTACTTCAGTAGGTAAGGCGGTGATACTATCTATTACAACTACTTTTGGTTCCTTATTTAATCCTTTAATTCGACCAGAAGGAGTTTTATCATAAATAATATCATGAAGATACTCATCATATAATTCCTCTAATGTACTGGGATGTCCTACTATTACTTTATTACAATCCAATCCATACATACTTGCAAATGCTGGGTCTAATGTATGTTCTACATCTCCATAATACGCTTTCATGCCTGCTCTTTGTGCATAGCCTAATATAGTAGTAGCAAGTACAGATTTAGCAGTACTGCCTCCACCAAATATATGTACAACTCTTCCTATTGGAATACCGCCAGGATAACGATTAGATATTGCAAAGTCCAAAGTAGTACAACCAGTGGAACACCATTGTCGTACACCAGGAAGACCTACAATATCCAGTGCTTGTTTTGAAGTTGCTTTAATTGTTTCGTTTATATCTTTTTTGATCATAATAAATCCTTATAAGAATCGGTTTTCTCCTTCTCTTACTTATTTCTAATAAATATATCAAAAAAACTCAGTTAAATTGTTTTACATTTTACGTTACAATAATTTTCTTAATTGTGCTTCTTTTAGTAATGGAGTGTACTCAGGGAACTCTCCCGCAGGGTCTGCTCCGTTCCTATCTCTTTCTGCCCAAAGTTCCATGTTTTGTAAAAGACTGACTATATGACTATCTGACATTTCTGAATGGCTTACAATTTTTCCATCCTTACATATATGTACATCACTAGCGACGGTTCTTTTTAGTTTTCTCGACATTTTATTCTCCTTATTTTACTATAATTTACAGTATTAAAAATATTTTATTCTAAGTTCTAATCAATTTAAACTGAGTTTTTTTATCCCTCCTCATCCCTACCACGTTCTTCTGCTACCTCCTCTTCAAAAGCCTTGTCCAAACTTTTCTCTTCTCCGGAGAGTGATTGATTTGCATAATATTTGTGAGTATAGAGACTAACCAAATTTTGTAGCATATTTTTTCGTTGTTCCATACTACTTACTAAAATTGAAAAACCATCTGCAATTTTCGAAATTTCAATATAATTTCTTTTAGCCTCTTGAAAATCACTATGTATTGTTACAGTTTCATTTACAGCATCATTTGTAACTTTTCCAGTAAGTCCAAAACTTTCAGGTTCTTTTCTTACTTTAGATTTAAGTTCTGCTTCCACAAAATCCAATGTATCCTTAGCTCCTCTTGCTAAAGCTTTTGCAGTAGTAGCTAATTGCCCTACCATCTCATACTTCTCTGGTTGCCTTCGGCACTCCTCATCTAGTTCCATGGAGTTTATAGGTAGTTCAATTTTAAATTCTACTAGTGCTTCCTGTAGTTCTGCAATTTCTAATTCTTGATGAGTATTCATATTTTACTCCTCTTGTCTTGCTTTTTTGGATTGTTCCAATCTTGCACGTACACGTGTACGAATGTCATTGTTTTCCTTATTTGTTGATTCTCTTGAAGGACTTACACTTCTTGTAGTAGTGGTTTTTTCTTGTACTTGTTCTGGCTTATCCTTTACTTCAGTAGTCTCAATAGATTCTTCCTCTTCTTTTACTTGTTCAGAATCATCTTCGACTATTTCTTCATCAGGAGTAGTTTCACCACTAAGTGCTTCTCTCATTTCTTCCTCTGAAGAGTTCTTTAATATATCTACAAATTCTGGAAGATCCTTATACCATTCCTCCGGAATAGCATCCGTTTCAACTAAACGAACACCCTCATAACTGTATTTACCTTGCTCTTTAACTTGCTCAAATTCTACATCTCTTCCATTTACTGGATCACTGACATCAACATACTTCTTAAATTCTGTTCCTTCTGGAGTAGTTCCTCTCCTTTTATTTTTTGATCTGGCCTTTATTTCCTTATAAATACCTATAGGACAATCCCACCAACGAATACCCTTCTTCATGGTTTCTTCACTTAGAGTCTCCACCACAAAGAATAAATATCTTCGACCGGCATAAAGTTCTTTTGCCCTTTTATCCTGGGGATCTTCCTTTCTCAATTCATCTGCAAAGGAGCATATTGGACATTCTTCATTAAACATTCTTTTTCTACAAATAAATGTTCTTCTATTAACTCCTACATTGGAATGTCGATGTATCTCTAGACCATAAAATCCTGGTCTGCTTGGTGGAAATACAATTCGCACTGCATTTTCACTAAGTACTGGTTTGTACTGAGTTATTCCCAATCTTTCCAATTTTGCAGTATCTACATAGTTGAAATAATTTCCTCCTGGAGTTTTTGAAAATTCTTGGTCCATAGCTTCTTGTCTACTTGTCATAATAAATTTCTCCTCATTAAATAGGTTTAATCTTTTATTTTATTATACTGTTTTTAGGTTTCTTTTCTTTTTAATTGTTAAGTAGTAGGTTTTATTTTTGTTCTTCCCTTATCAACTCTTCTTTGCCTTTTCTCCTTCTCCATCTTTTATTATATCTTTTATCTATATTCTGAGAAGGGATCTTTTTATTTCCTTTTTTCGTAACTTTTTGCGTCCCGTCCACAAACCAATCAACCCATCTCATGAAACTACTTTGTGGCTTACTTTTATCTCCTTTCATTTTATCCCCCCCAAACAAATTTCCATTAACATGGATACTAATAAATTTTCTCCCCCATAATATGTATTCTGAGTAAGTATTCGTATAGTTCTACTGACATCCATTGCATATTCAACATCCACATCATCTATTTTTAGTAATTGTTTTCTCATAAATGTCAAAAGTCCATTTCGTACTTTTTCTGGATCTTCCTCCAATCTGGTAAATTCAACTAAAATGTTTTTCCAATTTGTCCTTCTTTTTTCAGGGATAACAAGTAATTGTTTACAAAGATTAAAAAAATCGCCTCTCTCAGAAGAATCTATTTCAGAAACTAAAACATCTGCTATCTCATCCAGATCTGTTAAATCTTGTATCTTTTCTAATAAAACTAAAGCAGTACGAGGGGTTCTATCACAACTAGTTGAAATAATATCTAATACTTCGGGAGAAATATTTATATTTTTTATTTTACATGCTCTCTTTAGAATGGAAACTATATGTTTGCTTTTTAATTGTTCTACAGTATAAGAAGAACATCTGTTTTTTAATGTGGGAAGTAACTTTTGTGGATCCGTTGTACAAAGAATAAAATACACATGTTCAGGAGTATCCTCAGTAGATTTAAGTAAAGCACTTTGTGCATCTCTTGTAAGGCGATGTACTTCATCAATTATATAAGTTACGGAACCTCCCCCCATAGGTTTATACTGAATATTTTCAGTAATAGCCCGTATCCCATCAATCCCACGATCAACAGCAGTGTCTATTTCAAAAGTATTTTCAGGCTTTGTTTTAAATTCAGAGGCAAGAATACGCCCTATAGTGGTCTTGCCACACCCTTTACTACCGCTCAATAGAATAGTATGGGGACGATCTGAGGAACTCCTCTTACAGAGGGACTGTAGGGATTTAACAGTGGATGTGTTACCCACTACATCACTGAATGTTTTTGGTCTTACTTCCTGATATAGCATTTTGTTCCTTATTTATTATACTATTTTCAACCTAATATTCTATGACAAGTCTCACAAATTTCATGTTCTTTTGAAATAACACCGGCAGTCCACTGTAATCTTGTTGCAGCCAAAGGTGTTAATT